ATCTCTACACCGCCTTTATCGAGTTTGTATCCGCTGCTTGTCTTTGGTATTGTTCCTGTCTTGACTATATCCCCCGCATACTCTGCTATCGTCAGATGGCTTATTCCCTCCGCAATAACATCAATAAGGGGCTTTATCTTAGCCCACCCCCTGCTGACACCTGGGACAGTGCCGCATAGCCTGAAAATCGTATTGTACAGCCGCCTTGTGGCTCCTATTTGGATTTTTACGTCTGTGATAAAGCTGACCCTGTAGCTTTGGTGGGCTGGCTTTATCTTCTTTAGCTTTTCAAACAGGGGTGCAATGTCTACAGGAACCGAGCTGTCGCTTTCTATATACACGCCGAATACATACGGCTGCACATTCTCGACTATGCTTACCTTCCTGCCACACAGGCTTGTAAGGGTTTTCTCCATTAGTGCCGGATTCATGGGGCTTCGTGGAAACCTCCTAGTAACCACCGCCCTTCTCCTCTGCTCCAATGTCAGATTTTCGTTAGTCATTATTCCGTAACGCTGCTCCCAGTATTTCAACCCCCATGTGGCTGTCTCAGGTACAGCCTGTTTCCTTAGTTCGTCAAATTTGCACTTTGCAAAATCAATCTCCGCACCCATAACCTCGAATATCCACTTGCCGACATATGACTTGTCATAAATCGGTGATATTCTGGACATCATCCTTTTTGCTGTCTGAGATTTTGGAAAATTTTCAAGGTCAAAGCCCATAGTCCTCACCTCCACTCAATATTTCCTGTTACTGGGTACTCGTCAGTGTCGATGCTGATATTTTCTGTGTCTCCGTTCAACGTCAAATCGTCAAAGTCATAAACACCCTGCGTGTTAATAAGTATTGAGCCTATCATGGCTATTTTCACCACTCCCTCGTCCTTTGCATCCGAATAATAACTTCTAAGCAGTTTCTTATACTGTTCCATTACCGCCTCGCTGTCATATCTGTTCTCCAAACGTACCCTTGCCGATATGTCAAGTGTGACTGGCTCTGGAGCTGAAACTGTTAAAATAGCACCTACAGGGCATTTCCTTTCGTTGCCATTATCCGCATAGATGTAACTGTACACGTCATCAAGTATTTTCTGATTTGCAGGTTCTCCATTTGAATCCATTACCACAACCTTTACGCTGTTAGGGACGCTCTCATCCCATTGCGGAATTATAAAAACATCCCCCACGCCGTCAACCTCTTTAGCCCAACGCTTGTAATCAGATTCACAGCCTACAAATGATGCGTCAGACGTTGTATTTATCTCCATTATCCTATCTCGCAGGCTGTCGTCATCTTCCTGTTCTGTGCCTCCACTAGTTTTTTCAGGATTCGTTATACTCGTAATTCCCTTAATTGGAGATGTCATAACCGTTATCGTGCTGGCTGGTACGTTTCCTGTTGTGCCAGCCTCGACAGCAACTACAGTTATATCAACCTCTCCTTCTGAATCAATGTAGTATGTCTGGTCTGCTTCAAACTCCACCGATGGCGTGTCTCCGTCAGTTGGTACTGCAAACCTAAGACCACTTAGTATCTCCGTACCCGACACCCCTGTTATATGCAGTATTCCCGATGCTTTGTTTGCGTCCTTCCTCTGAGTACCAGCAATCTCCGCATGGTAGTCAAGCCATGAGCCATAAGCCCACATAGGGTGCATCAACATAAGCGTCTGCGGCAGTTCGTACTCCAGCAGTTCCGAAATTTCCAAAGCTGTAGGCATAGTGAAATCCCATGGGAATCCGCCCTCGCTGTTGTCTATGTCCGAAGGAAGTTTGCTCATCATTCTCTGCTGTATCGTGTCGGCATCGCACCCCTCCAGCCAGTCGGGCAGTTCAAATTCTGGTATGTCCATCAAGTCCACCCCCTCTATGTCAATATTGTGGTTTTAATCTTTTCCTCGTCATATTCCTTTCCCTTTACAGTAAAGGAACACTCTAGGTTGTCGCCGTTCCATGTAAATTCAAAATTCCTTACATAGTCTGTCTTGGCGTTTACCTTCAAGGCTTCAGTAATCGTCCTTTCAATAGCCGACTCTACCGCCAAATGGTCCTCTCTATCCAACGCATCGTACATTTCAGTACCAATATCAGTCCCATATGACAGGCAGGTGAACCTTTCCGTCTCGACTATCTTCCTGCACCACTGTATATAGGTGTCCTTTCCGTCAGACGTTACAACCCTGTGCGCCCCGTCCCTCTTGAAGTCTCCTTCATCGAAATCAAAAAAGGCAGAGTGGTTATACCTCTGTCTCTCCTCTGTCCCAATGTTGATTGTTGGAACGTCAAACACTGGGAAAATATTCTGTGCCATTTCCGCCTCCTATCCTATAGCTGTGGCATTTAAGATAATGTCAACAACTACCGCCTGATTCTGCACCCATACAACTACAACCCTGTCCCCTGGATGCAGCCACCGCATTTTTTCAGGGATAAGTACAACGTGTACATGGTTACTTTCCTTGCTTTTAACATGGGTGTGAACTTCTCGACTATCCGCAGGGTGCCTGTGGCGTGAACCTTTGTCATCCGCAGGGTGGCTATGTGCCTCTGGCGCACCGTTCCCACTTGGATAATCTGCTCCATCATCCTCTGGTATAGTTTGAGGGTCTGCGACATCAGGATATGTTGCTGCGAAATCCTCCCACGTAAATGTCATACCCAGAGCCGCAAACTGTTCAGACAGCGTTTCCTTTGCCTTGGTTACTGCATCTCCTGGAAGCTCGTTTTTACTGTCAGGCGGTGCCACCGCAATCGGTGATGGCTCTCCAACACCATGTCCATGCAAGCCGCTAGGCTTGTAATGTCCATGTCCATGCGGTCCCGAAGGTCCATGCATATGCATACCATCGCAAGCCGTAACTGTCAGATATGTGTTTGTCTCTCCTAGGGTTAGCTGTCTGCAAACTGAATAGTCGCTTTGCGGTATCGGTTCAGGAAATGTGTTGGTACGCAGGCTCATATCGGATTGTATGCTTCCGAAGTCAATTAAAAGCTCGGATTTTACACTGCTGCTTGCCGCACTATTGATTACTGATGCCAAATCGTCCTTTGTCTCGTCAAAACCCTCTGGCACTACTTTAATCTTCATACGTCTTTCGTCCGCTTTATGGGTTATCGCTGAAATCCAGTAGTAACCGTCAAGCGTTCCTGCCTGTATGTAGATTTTGTCCCACCTTCTCAATACAGGGATGTCGGGGGCTTCAACCGTTGTAGTCCTTTCCGGCTTTCCGTACTCCTTTAATATCTTCTGTGCCGCAGACTTTGCTTCTGAAATCGTATCGTCCTCCGAGCGGTTGTAAATCCTTTGGTGGATGCCAAAGCTCGTGTCTCCGTCCACTACAGCCTCCACCTGCTGTCTTCCCTCGCTGTCCTCCTTGCCTACAACCTTAACCCTTGTTACAAGGTCACGTATGCTCAGCTTATCCGATGTGGTTTCCGCATTGTCATCCTCCGTTAAATGGTAAATTGTGGAGTTAGTACCCCTGCCTGTAATATAGACAGTACCCTTGACCGACTTTATGCAATACTTGTCAGCCCCTTTGCTAACGGCATCGTCAAGCAGGGCTGTGGTTATCTTGCTGCACGTCTCGTCTTTGAATAGCGTCTTGGCGTGTTTCTTGTCCGGTCCATTGTATGACAGCGGTATACCCCAATCGGAGAACAGCTTTGTTACTGCCGACTTGGTTCCCGTACCTTCCGAGATATACCTGTTGTCCTCGTTTTTCTGCATATAATACAGGTTATCGTATGCGTACACTGTGAAACCATGCTCGTCCGAGCTTTTGGCAACCTCCCAATCGGTTATAGTTCCCCTGAAATGCTCGTCATCATCACCGCCAGTCGAAGAAAAAATAAAAACCATGCAGTTCAGCTTTGCAAGGCTTGAAATATACACCCCATTGTATTTAATGTTTGGTACGAAAAAACTAGCCTGCATCGACCACTCGTTTTCCCCTTCTTCCCATTCCAGGTCTTCCACTATACTGCTCAGGTCTATCTGTTCGCCA